CCGGGATTGTCGAAAAACTATCAAGCCCAAGTGGATGGAACCCACGCTAAAAAACCGAAGGGCGACGAAAGGAGAACCATGACCAGAAACGACATCAAAGCTCAATTCCCCGAAGCGACTTCCGAACAGATTAAGGCTTTGCTCGACATTCACTCTGATGATATTGGACGTGCTAAGAGCAATGTCACAAATCTGGAAAATCAAATCAGTCAGTTGAATCAGCAGATTACAACGTTGAATGGACAGATTGCAGACAAGGACAAGGCAATCAATGACCTTAATACTCAGGTCAAGAGCAATTCCACGAACAACGTTAACGTCGATGAACTCAACAGGCAGATTGAGCAGTTGAAAAAGGACGTTGCAGACAGAGACAGCAAGATTGCGAGTAACAACAAGCAATACCGAATCAAGGACGAACTGCGAAGCAGCAAGGCCAAGAACGTTGATGTTATCTGGCCGCTCCTGAAGCTGGATTCTATCACTGAGAAAGACGGAAAGCTGGAAGGTCTGGCTGAACAGATTGAAGCACTTCAAAAGTCCGACGCTTACCTGTTTGAAACAGATAGTGGCAACAATCAGCGTGGCGGTTTCTCCGCTGGAAAGCAGGACTTGACAAATGCAACGCTTTCCAACAACGACATTATCAACAATGCCATTAGGAACGCTTACAGGCGTTAAAACACAACTGAAAGAAAGAAGGATATAACATGTCTACCTACGACCAGATGATTGACCGTACTGGTGCAACTGCACTTATCCCGGTACAGGAAAGCCGGGAGATTATCGAGATGATTCCCGAGCAGAGTATTTTCCTGCGTTATGCTACTCGTATGCCGAACATGACCTCTAAGCAGATGACCATTCCTGTTGTCGCTGGTGAGCCTACTGCCTATTTCGTCAATGGCGATACTGGCTTGAAGCAGACTTCCAAGATGGACTGGGATAAGGTCTTTATGACTGCTGAGGAGCTTGCTGTTATCGTGCCTATTCCCGAAGCTGTGCTTGCGGATTCTGCCTATGATATTTGGGCACAGGTGCGTCCGCGCATTGCCGCGAAGTTTGCCGAGAAGATTGATAAGGCGACGCTGTTCGGTATCGATAAGCCTACCTCTTGGCCTGCTGGTATCGTTCCTGCTGCTGTCGCTGCTAATCAGGTTGTGGAGCATTCTTCCACTGCCACTGGCCCCGACCTGTATGCTGAACTGTTTGGCGAGAGTGGCATCGTGACTATGGTTGAGAACGAAGGTCTGCCGGTTGATAACTTTATCGGCAGCGTCAAGACCAAGGCCATGCTTCGTGGCGCTGTTGACCTGAATGGTCAGCCCATCTTCACTCCGTCCTACTCTAATGGTAGCGGCAGCGCGTTCCGTGACGCTATTGCGGGTATCGGTGTGGATTTCGTCAACCCCGCGAATTGGGATGTTACTCAGGCACTTATGATTGCCGGTAACTTTGACCTTGTGCGTTATGCCATGCGGCAGGACATCGAGTACAAGATGCTCACCGAGGCCGTTATCACTGATAACGAAGGTGCTATCGTGTACAACCTGGCGCAGCAGGATATGGTTGCCCTGCGTGCTACCATGCGTATTGGTTGGGCGTTGCCTAAGCCCTTCAATACTCATACTGGTCAGGGTGCTGACAGCTACTATCCGTTCGCGGTTCTCGCGCCTGAGACAAACCCTTAATAGCCGATAGTACATTATCCGGGCTTACTATCGGTTCCCTGTCGTTGTCACCTAATTTTAGTAGCGATGTTACGAGTTATACTCTCACCACTACAAACGGGCAAAACAAGGTGACAGCGACACCCACAGATGAAAACGCTACTGTTGAAATAGCCCTTGGCATTACGCCTGTTGAAAATGGTACAGCGGCAGTGTGGGAAACCGGAGAGAACACGTTGACTGTAACTGTGACTAACGGCACAAGCAAGACCGTTTATACCGTGGCAGTTACCAAGGAATAAGGTGGTGAAACAATGGCACGTCAATATTTGACATATGCGGAATATCAGCAATTTGGCGGTACGCTGACCGAAACTGAATTTGCTTTAGCAGAGTTTAAGGCGCGTAGCAGGATTGACCGTTTGACCTTGGCGCGTGTACAGGCCATGCAGGAAATCCCGGAAGAAGTCAAAATGGCTATGCTGTGCATTATAAAGGTGGATAGCAAGTATTCTGCTGACGCGATGTCAGATAGTGCCATTGTTTCTGCTTTCAATACAGATGGGTATTCAGAGAGCTACGGCGGCATAGCCGAACAATCCGATAATGCACAAACTCAACTCAATCAGCAGTTATCCAAGATGCTATTCGGCGTATTGGACGATAATGGCGTTCCGCTGTTGTATCGGGGGATTGAGTAATATGCAGTTGTGCGAAGATACAATAACCGTATTCAATAGGCGAATCAATACGGAACATGGTTGGGAAGAGTACGTTCCAACTATAATTCGTGGTGTTTCGTGGTATGGGGATGTAGCTGTAAATATCGGAGATAAAGGCTTAAATGCCGCGAGTAAATTCACTATTAGAATACCTATTGATGCAGATTTCGACGGAAAAACCTATGTTGAACCGGCTGAATATAAGCATGAACCGTTAATCGCAGGTATTTTCACGTTGCAGAATGGCGACCTTATTGTGAAAGGCGAGATAGCGGATTCCACGCTCAAACCCGCAGAAATCAAAGACCAATATCCGTTTGTATGTACGATATTAGGCGTTACAGACAATCGCAGAGCATCTAAAGCAAAGCATTGGAGAGTGACGGCTACATGATAGAAATACATGGTTATTTGGATATTGATTTAGACCCAGATGATATTTTGCGTAAGTTTGGGTTGGAAGAACATGGGCCGGTTCAAAAAGCAATAGACACAGCTGTTATTGACTACATGATGCCTTATTGGGCTTGGGATAGCGGTACGCTTGCAAGGGACGCTTACACACGTTCTGACATAGGGAGTGGGCTTATAACGTATGCTCCTGCTGGGAAAGATGGTGTATCATATGCACACTATATGTATTACGGCGAAGTATACGGGCCAAACTATCCTATCGAGAAAGACGATGCTGGAAATGTATTACAGTGGCGTTCTCCATTTGGGCAAAAGAAGCATCCAACCGGAAGAGCTATCAAGTATAAAACAGATGTAAATCCACTTGCAGGCGCATTTCCTTTTGAACGCATGAAAAAAGACCACATGGACGATATATTAGAAAGGGCGCGTAAAATTGCCAGAGATAAACAACGCTGACAGGTTGCGTGCTTGGCTAAGAACCTGTCCTGCTATTGCTAACAGCAACTACTTTGGTGCTGATTACATAGGTGAAAATGCGACTGAATATTCAGTCATAGGTATTCCGTCGGGTCTGAGATACCGCGAGAATATAATGGGTAAAAGGGTTTTGAATGATAAGCAAGAGCAACAATTCGCTTTTGCAGCGCGTGTACCATATGGACGCGACGTGCAACAAAACCTTGATAACTCAGGCTTTTTTCAAGATGTAACATCATGGATATATGAGCAGAATAAGGCAGGAAACTTCCCTGAATGGGACGGACATGTTACTGCCATTGAAGCTGTAAACACAGGCGCGGTAATCAGAAATGATACCACAGCAGCGGTTTATCAGTTTACGATTAAGGTTTCATATCGAATTGCTCATACATAATGCTACAACAAACGACCATATGAAAGAGAGTGATTATAGTGCCTAACGAAATCACCGGCAAGATTGAGCGTAAATATATGGCTCATTTCATTGATACTTCCTTTGGTGGGTCTACTCCCTCGTGGTATCGAATCGGTGAAGATTTGGAAGAGTACAACGTCGAACTGAATCCTGATACCGAGCTTACCAAGAATATCCTTGGCTCCACTCGCTTCACTCACAACGGCTTTGAACCGAGCGCGGATGCTGACCCGTTCTATGCGCGTGTTGGCGATGCTCTGTTTGAGAAGCTCCAAGACGTTGTTGACAATCGACACACAGGCGACCAGTCCAAGACTGATACTCTTGAAGTCCACCTTTGGGAAGCTGGTGAGACTTCCGGCAGCTTTGTTGCGTGGAAGCAACCTGCCTATGTCGTGCCTACTTCCTACGGCGGCGATACTTCCGGCTATCAGATTCCCTTCACAGTGAACTATATCGGTCAGCGTGTGAAAGGCGAGTTTGTCCCGGCTGTAAGCGGCGAAGGTGGCACATTTACGCCTGACGCCTGATAAAAACTGATTAGACAATATGCCCCTACGTTGTTATGACGTAGGGGCTTTTTTGCGAATGACAAAAATATATTGTAGATGAATGGGGGAAAGAACATGTCTGACGTTATGAAG